CCTAACGCGCCAAGTGCTAATGCACCAACAAATATAAACGGTGCCGCAACTCCTGCTAATGCACCTAATACCCCTATTACTAAAAGAGCTGTAAACGCCTTACCAATTGTAGGCCATTCTATTTCTTGTAATGGAATTAGCGCTGTGTGAACCATTATTGCTAACGACCCGGCTACTGCAGCAAGGCCTAGCCCTCCTAACAACATTTTAGGTCCAGCAAATTTACCCACGATTAAAAGACCTCCTAATGATGCAGCTGCTTTACCTAACGTTTCCCATTCTATATCCTGGAAAGGTATTAGTACCTTCTCTAGTAGTAGATAAAGTACCGCAACTAAAGAACCGAGTCCTATTGCCGCACCTACCATCTTCAACCCAGCCAACTTACCAATAACTACAAGACCTAATAATGCACCACCAGCTTTTAAAATAGTTCCAAGCTCTATATCTGCAAATTTACCTAATACAAACGCTAACGCTCCTAAAGCTAATATCATAGCACCGAGTCCAAGAGCACCTTTTAACAGACCTCCAAACAATCCACCTAATATACCTCCGCCTTTACCCTCTGGTTGCCCAGAATTTTTAGCATCTTCACTATCATTTACCTTTTTAGCAATAGGAGCAGCGACTTTACCTTTTAATGATTCTGCTTCAGGTTTTGCATACTTACCTATTAGTAAGGTCTGGCCAAGTATTTCAAAGATAGATTTATATCGCTTTGCTTCTGCCCCGTTAAGATCTTTAACTTTAAAATATTTACTAAGATCTAACTGCTTACCACCCTTTACACCTTTAGGCTTAGATCTAGGCACACCTTTATCCCCTCCTAAAGTCTTTAAGAACGTAAATATTGTCTCACCTGGGTTTTCTAGATCCACATAGATATTTATTCGCGGGTCAAGAATCCAGCGTCAAATTCTACAACTGTATTGTCTTTAAATGTAATATACTGATTACTGTACTCAGTAACTGAAGCAATAAATTCTATAATTTTATTGTTAACTTTGAGAGGAAGATTCTCAACTACACGCCGCTTTTCATATACTGTTAACTCATTTAAATCAAAGTCATTATCATCTCCTTTAATACTATCTAAATATTTAACAATTTCATATGTTAAAAGGATATCAACTGATTCTGACTTCTTCTTCTCTTCACTAAGCTTACTAATATCAAGTAAAGCTTTCTCTGTTATTGCTTTGTCTAACTCTAAGCTAGGAACTTTTACAGATAGCTCAAAGTCACTAAACTTAATTGTTTTAGTTTGATTTTTAAACTTTGGTAACTTAGTAGGTAGGTCATCTAGATTATAAACTATACCATCAATAGTCATATCATTACTAATCGATGCTTTACGGAGCGCTATAAGAATAGCGTTCTTATCTTCGCATGAAAATTTGATAGCTTCTTGACAGTTATTAGTTATGATATCATTATAGATAACACCACACTTTATAGCTCCAACTATACCAGTAAGAGCGGTGCGTATTAAGTCTTTCTGTTGACCAACGCTAAACAATTTAAAAGGAACTTCCTTTTGAATAGAAGGTACAAAAACATCAACAAGCTCAGATGTATTAAGAGAGTCGAGTTTTGATATGAAGGAGTCTAGTTTCTTACCCATATTAATATATATCTACTTCTGTTGTCTTTTCAACTCTTCGTTCTGTTTCTTTATATGCTTGTTGTGTATATTAAGCATAATCTTTGTCTCCATTGGTGACATAGTAGAAAATATATCAGATCCGTTTAAAATCTTATTATAGAAAGCATACATTAAATCATAATATGATCTTAGATCAATACTAAAGATAGCTGAGATAAATTCTATAACCCCGTTACTAATAAGGTTGAGGTTAATCTCTTGAATATTGAGACGCTTGTTCTCGCTTATAAGTGTCATGTTGAACGCGTTACTGGATAGATCTGCTAGATATTGCTGTAGACCTTCAAACAATTTTACTGGTAGCTTATCTAATATACTACGACGTTCTTCAGTATTAAGTGAAACGAAATCTATTGCTTCACTATCAAATACTATTTCTTTAATTATATTAGTATACAAATCATCTATATCTTTAAAGTATAAAGCAGTAGGTATACCTAACTTTATATCTATATTATCATGACTAATTGTCTTATCAAATATAGAATAAGATATACTTTCTAGCTTCTCTAAAACTATATTTAAACTTATATCAACATTACGTTGTTCTTTAGTTGTAAATGTAAGACTCTCTTCTACAAATATCATTCTTGCATATACTAGAAGGTAGAACCTATCAACAATATCTAAGTCATCATCTAAAAAGATATTATTAAAGTATTCACTTAGTCCAAATAGATCTTTATTCTCGCAGAATTTAATGATAACTAAATACTGTTTATTATTAAGTTCATTAATACGTCGCGACTTACCACTAGGCAGTACTACTTCGACGTTAAAGCTGTTACTCACTTAATAACTTAGTCTGCTACGGCTGATCTTCAACCTTATAGTGGGAGAATGTAAATGAAACAGTTTTTGATAATTCATCTAGTGACATCTCGTTGTTGTAGCTTAGTTGACCACCTTCGATATTGAATGGCACACTATCATAAAAACTATACATTTTTCTAGCCTTATACTCTACTTGCGGTCTACTAAAGCTATTTGACGAGCTAAACTTATCATTATAGAATTCATCTGATCTACTATATAGAAGTAGATCAATATTGCATTTTATATCATCCTCACCATCTTCAATAAGACCTTTATAACTAGTAGCTACTACCCAAGGCTTTATGAAATAATCCATTATATCAACATTAGTCTCAAGAAAAGTAAGATCTAGTTTATTCTGACTACCGTAATCAGCGCGTCTATCTGCGAAGTACCCAGCCCTAAAACCTCCAGTATTTTGTAAAGCTTCAGTACCTATCGTAAGTTGCTCACTCGGTAAGGAAGCATTCTGCGCTAGTAGCAACCCGAGATCATTACTTGTACTAGAGTAGTCTTCTATTAAAGAGGGCTTTACAGGAAAGCTACCACCTTCATAGGTTTGAATAATCTTACTTACATTATTACCGACCGTAGACATCGATGCTCCGCGACCAGAGAAATTTACAGTCCATAAGAACTTTAAAGGAAAATCACCCGCCCAATTTTGGTGTAGTCTAAGTCTAGATTGTGTGGTAAGTGGCACTTAATTATTTAATCACCTGACCTTATTATAGAAGTGATAAGCTATAGTAGCTGCAACTTCAACAGTCTCACCTGTACCATCAGACATTTTATACTCAATATCGTTGATGTTGCGTAATGAAGCTCCAACGAGCTTATACTCAGCAATAGGCTCGAGATCTTTATCAAGTTGTGCTAACTGAATAAAGAAATCTTCATCGGGTGTACCATACTCGCCAGTAGATGTTTGATCATTAAATAATGCTCTAGAAGCTGATTCAAAATAGTTTCTAAGATCACTATCTGCATCTAAGTAGAAGCTAATATTGTAGCCATCTGATCCAGGATACTCAACACTACCAGGAATGTTTAAGTTAAGTCCCATATAAGGTACTGCTGTGTTCTTAATATTACGCCCAGGTAGGTTAGCAGCTTTAGCATAAACTAACTGTGACTCAGTTAAAGCAGGCACTCCTTGTAACTGCATTTGAGTTACTCTAAAAAGAAAATCTCTCGAAAAGTCTCTATCCGCTGCAACTCTATAGAAATTTTGAATATTTTGGTTTACGGGCATACTAATATTTATAGCTTGAAAGCTATTTATATAAAAAAAGAGCTGTGAAATGTTACTTCCACAGCTCTTAAATTTAGTTAATTAGTATTAACCGCCGATTAGCTCTTCGAAGCTAGCATCTGTGCGTGTAGCATAGAAGTTAACTAAGATAAACTCAGCAGTCTTAACTGGCTTAAGGTATATATCAACTACAAGTTCGTTCTGATCAATAACCTCACCTGTGTTATTTCTTTCATCGCAAACTATAAGATAATCATATAATCCATCACCAGCTTTTACTCTTTCAAAGAATGGTACCAATGTATTAACAACTCTTGTTCTAGTAAACAACGTGTTGTTCTCAAAGAGGAAGAATTGCATTGTAGCCTTAGTGATCTTCTCAAGATATAAGAAGGTTCTACGTACATTAATTCTATCGAATGCACTTGGCTTCTTAAGCAATGTCTTCTGTCCAAAGAATACGTTACCCTGATCAGAGAAACTAGCTATTGGGTTAAGATTAACTGTATAGAGATCATCACGTTGACGTTGGTTAGGTGATAAAGCAATATCAACTGCATCGGTTATAACACCGCGATTGAATCCTGCGGCAGCACCCCATGGTCCGATTGCTGCATCTGTAGAAGCCATTTTAGCTGCTGCAAATCCAGATGATGGAACGTAAGTGAATAGACCAGAATAGTTATCATATACTTTTAACCAGTTAGCATACACAGCTGCATATGATGTATTAGCATTTTCAAACTGATGTCTTAATGCCCAGTAAATATCTGTACTGAACTGCTTTGTCTTATCAGCTTGTACTTTGTTATCCTTACCAGTAACTAGTAACTGTCTAATTGGATCAGCAACGAATAGAATATCACCTCTACCACCATCCTTGACTGGACCAGCAAATTTTGCAAACTTGTTAAAGATTGTGCCATAAGAGTCTCTAGCAGTGTTAGAAGCAATATCATTAGATGTTCTTAATGCTTCGATTGGTGCAGTTGTTCTTAAGTCATCAAATCCGAGAACTGATAAACTTGCATTTGCTGTTTCATTATATGTAAATATAGTACCTAAACCAGCTTCTGCAATAATATCGATGTTAAACTTACGATCGTTACGAATACGATCAAGAGCTCTATCAAGCTTCTGTGGAATATTACCAGCAAGCTTTGTCTCTAAGTTAGTCTCACCATATGCACCTAGCGGGAAGAGCGAATCAGCTTTATCACCTAAATCAGTTAAGAATGCAGCTGGTGCACCTACTACTGTTTCGGACAGATCTCCACTATCATAAGCAGTTTTTAATGAGTTAGTATAAACACGTATCTTTTTATTAGGATTACCATCATTAGATATATTCAATCCTGTAATTTGATCGGATAAGTGAGAGTTAACTAACATCTCAACATTACGTGAATCTTCTTCAACAGTTCCAAGTGAGAAGTTTATAGGAGCACCTCCATTTTCAGAATTAATCTGTCTGTAATGTCCAATAGATCCATTATAACCTTCCTCTAACAAGTAATCCATCTTATTGGCATCCTTAGCGAATACTGATTGTCTTAATTTAAATACACCGACGTTTAGAGTATCATCAAACTCTCTTGTGGATATATCATAATTAGTTATACTCTCTTCCATAACTTGTGATATGGAATTTTGAATATTAGAACCTTTCGCAGCAGATACATTAAATTCAAATCTTGCTGATGGTATAGCAGTAAATGTCGTTCTACCTGTACTAGGTGCAGCTGCAGTAGTAGTTTGTACTGAGTCTATCGCATC